ATTCTTCGTATCCTGACGGCGAAGATCAGGAACGGGGATATAATCACTCAGCAAAGAAGAATCGGCATAACGCTGAGAAAACTCTTGGAATGTGAAACTACGGTGGCGAAGAATTTGTGCTGCAATGCCACGATTCGTTTCAATCTCCAAACTCATAGAAGATTGCTCAAACACAGACCAATGATTGTGCTTAATACAATAACGTAGCAAACCCGCATAGTTTTCAGAATCTTGATTCGCTGGATTAGAAACTCTAGCAATATATGCCATTGTTTGTTCTGCATCGGGAGTTACACTGATAAGTTTTACAGTCATTTCTTTCCAAATCCTTTTGACGTGTGTGCTTCTAGTTTTGCGACTTCTTCTTCTGCCTCACGAAGTCGTCTTTTCATTTCACGAAGTTCTTCTTCGCTATACATATGATTTTGAGCGACCAATCGCTTCATTAATTTTAGCAGTTCTTTTGCTTTTTTAGTCTGCGTATCCATCGTCATCGTCATAAAGTTCGTCGTAATCTACAAATCGTTCTGTTGTTTTCTCTGGTGCCTTGTAAGCAGAAACATCAGAGTACACTTCTGCTTTGAGAGAATCTACAAGAAGTTCTAGATTACGGACGATGAGTTTGAGTTTGTCTCTGTCCATAAGTTACTATTCTCTTTAGGCATTTTACCATAAAAAAAGAGGGGCAGTCAACCCCCCCGTTTCATTATGACTTGCTTAACAACTCCCTACAAATTCTTTTACAAGTTTGTTTTTCATCATCACACTCAATCAAACAATTAAAATAATCATTAACTAAGTCGTTCTGTTCATTAGATCGTTCTACTGTCTCCTCAAAGTGTTCCCATCCAGCTAGTTGATTGTAAGAGATTAGGTTGTGCATAATAACCTCCATGCACATAGAATAACATAACAAAGGGGTTTTCATTCATACGCTTCACCTCTATATTCTACTACTATCTAGGTGTTTTGTGTTGATTCCTTAACAATAATTTATACCTACGAGTTTATACCTATAAAAAAAGGAGGGTTGCCCCTCCCAGTGATTTACTTATAAAGCCACTGAATGTATGATGACAGTAATATGGTCATCAACGCAATCGCAGCAGTTGAAGATATGATGACTTGTCCCATCACTTTGCTCCAACTAGTTGTGCTAGTTGTGCCTGATGACGACGCTCTTCTTTTTGCTTTTGCTCTTTAATGATTTGAAGGAAGTTAAGTTTTTTCACTTATGCCCCTCCTTTACAAACTTAACACCACGATAGGTTTCGTTGTATTGTTGGGATTGTTGTTGCATTTGCTGTTGATATTCAATACGCTTTTCGGTATCGTATTCAACACCTCTATACACTACACGACTCATTGGTTTTCTCCTTAGTTTTTGAGGTTAAAGAGCGTTCCTTCAGTCGGCTTTTGCGTCTATGGGGCAAGTTTTTGGAGAAATCTGTTTGATCTCCCAAATAATATCATTCTTTGCTTGATTGGGAATGTCCTGTTTAAGAACTCTTCCTGCCATTAATTGTGCCTGTAAACAAGTAAGAATGATTGCTTCCATAGATGAACGATCCGTTCCGAGTCGGCTTACTTCCGTCTGGTTTTCCAGATGAACGTAGAGGCATTATACCTCGTTACGATAATTTATACAAGTTTTTTTGTAAAATGTGATACAATTTTAAAAAACTTTAAGAACTCAAAATTTTGCCGGAAAAATTGTTGGCGATCTGGGGAATCACTTCCGCTTTTTGGTTTTGGGTGCTTGATAACCCCACATCTTTGGATTCACTCTCCCATATCCAAATCCAATACTCTTTAAATTTTCACGAAACTTATCCCAGTACATATCAAATAATTTAGTTCTTGTACCTCTGGTAAGGTCAAAACAAATCTTTTCACCCACCACATACTTGACAATATGAGCATCATTAGGTGCATCCTTTGTACAAACATCAGCATACGAACCATTCTCAACGAGAATCTCACAACCGTAACGAGTCTTACAGGTTTCTTTTTCTGATGATGTCCAATGGTCCATATGCTTTTCTGTACTTTGTTCTTTCTCAATTACCTCACGACTCACGAACGATTACCCCACTGAATATCGGGATATGCCTCCATTACGACTTCTTTTGTAAGGTTATATTTGTCCGAAAGTTTCTTGTCTTTGATCAGGCAAAGGATCTCTGATTCCAGTGGATGAAGTCCTTCTAGAATATTGATGAACATTGTCTCACGACGAATGTTATTCAGAGCATCATTACCACCTTTAACAAAGTGATACAGGTTCACATACTCTCTACGAAGTGTGGTATGTCCCTGCTTATCAGTTGCTCCAAGAGAGAATGATCCAGTCTCGTGCATTCTACGAATCTCTTCGGTGATCTTCGTAGAAAGACTGCCACTATAAGAAGTCTGATCAGCATATCCAGAATAAGGAACTGGTCCCTCTGGAAGAACTGAAATCACAGTCTCATCAAAGTTCCAGAGCAGAATCACCTTCAGTGAAATGTGCTCATATTTTTTGAGAACTTCTACCTTCTTAACATTAGATCTTTGCTTTGATACAAGGTCTAGAACCTCAAAAGCAAAAGGATTGGTAGGTAGTTCTGGAATTGGAGTGACCTTAACAGTCTTGGGAGTTGTTTTGGTCTTAGTCTTCGTCGTCGTCGTTGTCATAATTTTCGTCGTCAAAATAATCTGGATTAAATGAAATAGCTAAAACTTCATCGGGAATTACATTACCATTCTGATCATAGAATTCTGGATGTAACTTTGGAATTTCCCGATAGTTCATCATATATTCTCTTGCCACCCAACCTGCCATTACTCCCACTATAAGAAACAATACTGTTAGAAAGGAACCAAAAACTAAACTAACTGCGAGCATTTCTTTTACCTCGGGAAACTACTTTTCTTTTCCTTGACTTAAAGGAAAACTCAAAATAGATGGTTACTTCCCGATTCAGAAAGCAAACCATCTTCTCAAAGATGATGTGGAACGGTTGAGTTTGCTTTCTTTTTCCTCCATTAAGTATAAGTTCAACGCCACGATTAAAGTGGTCTTCATTTTTATTTATGTCAGGACTTGATAATTTGTTGTTCCTTGAGGAATTTGATTGTGTCAACGGATCCTCCTAATTTCTGGTCATCACAAACGACCTGTGGGAAAGTAGAACCCTCACCAAACTCGGCATAGAATTCTTCTTTAGTAAAATGTTCTCCTAAATTATAAACCACAAAGCTATTTCCTGTCAATTCAAGAACTTGTTTAACTTTATAGCAATATGGGCAATCCTCTTTTGAGTAGATAGTGAAATTCATAAGGCATTGAGATTTATAGTAATTTATATAAGAAAAAAGGAGGGTATAAAACCCTCCCCATTATACCACCAACTCACCTCTCCCACCACAGAGAAGTGGTCTTCATTCCCAAAGTTACAAGGATGTTGAAGACTTGAATATTATACAGGGTTTTGTTGTTGTTGTCAAGATGGATAAGCGATAATAAAGTTTTTACTTTATTCTATAGTTGGTATTTCTTCAATATTATCAATTCCTATTATACCATTAACTTTGTCCATATACCAATCTGGCACATTTCCGTTTTTAACATCTTCTGCACTATAATGTGGCACATACCTTTGATTTTTATCATCCCAAGCTGTTAATATTTGCGTTTGATCTGTTTTTTCAAATGGTGGTTTCCATAATGATCCATTTTCATCAAAAATATATGATTCAAATGGTTTGGGACGATAGAATAGATCTTTTTCACGGTCATATATATCCCCTATTGCTGCGTATTTTTTATTTCCTGTATTGTTATATGAAGTTTGAATCCAATCCTCACTATCCTCAAGAGAATATATGAATAATCGTGTTGCACTAATAACATCTATAACAATATTAGTTTGTTTATCTATTTTTGCAAAATAACTCATATACTTCTAACAATTTTAGAACTATTTATTTTTTAATTTGTATACTTAATAAGCACCACGCCAGTGCCACCATTACCTTTATAATTGCCACCACTGTTGCCGCCTCCGCCTGCTCCAGTATTGGCTGCTCCATTAGTACCAGTAGCAGTTTGACCTCTGTTAGTAACACCAAGACCCCCTCCACCACCATAGTAGGTAGATGGTCCAAATTGAGTAAATTGCAATCCAAAACCACCAGTAGATGCGGGATCACCATTAAGAGGACCTGATCCAGGAGCTCCTGCTCCTCCTGCTCCACCTCCTCCAGCAGCACTAGTAGATGGTCCTGTTCCGCCTCCAGGATTTCCAAACTGTGAAAAATTTGGATTTGGAGTAAATGGGGAATTTTGAGAAGGTTGAGTTCCCGGACCACCAGCATTTCCTGAGTTATCTCGTGACGCTCCTCCACCAGACCCACCCGCATTACCATTTGCAGTTAAAGTGGCGCCACCACCTCCACCACCAATAGCAGTCATTCCAAATGCACTTGAATTTCCACCATTACCACCACTACACCCAGAAGGACAACTATTTTGTCCCCCACCACCTCCACCAACAACAATAGGATATGCTCCAGGAGTAAGAGTATAAGAAGCATGTCTTACAACACCGCCACCGCCTCCACCACCGCCGCCGTGGCACCCGAGTTGACCCCCGCCGGCGCCGCCTCCACCAGCAACAATAAGAACTTCAACATCAGCAAGTCCACTATTTACTACAAAAGTATCAGATGTTGTAAATGTATGTACAATATATCCAGATATTGTTGTTTTTGTTCCGCCAGTAGCTGTGATTGTACCCTTTGCAACTTCAACCCAAGAAGTTTCATTATAGTATTCAATAACACCCTTAGTGCTATTATAAATTACAGTGCCAGCAGCAGTTCCAACACCAGCATTTCTACCAGTCGTTGTTGTTTGTCCTAAACCAACACCAGAAGAACTAATGAACTTATTACTAACAGTAATACTGTTACCAACACTTACATTTACATTTCCTAGAAAAGTCGTGACACCAGCAACTGTAATACCAGTATCAGTGACCGTGACCGTTCCTAATCCACTGCGGTTTTGTATCTGATTTACACGAACTTCTGACGCCATTGTTTAGCAGACTTTTGAGTATTTATAGTTCAGGAGGATCCCCTTCTGGTTTTGGATGCTTTTCTTTAACTGCTTCTACCATCTGAACCCATTGACCATTCTCCAAGTTTCCAGATTTGATATCATCATAGAGAAGGTTCAGTTGGTCTTTCCAATCTCCATACTCCGTTTCACGATTACGGGCATAGAGATAGTA